GAGCGTTTATGTGAACGCATGGAAAACGTAGAAGTTTAATCCTTAACTTTACTTTTCAACATCAATAATATTTCTGTAACTAATTTTAAAGCTTGATGTGATGTGATCTCATATTGTTGAAAATCATGTTGAAATTTTTTGTTTCTTTTTAAAATGTTAATAAGTATAGGTGTATTATTTGTTTCTTGTGTAGCATATATATAAATTTCTTTTTTCATTATATCTGTTTGGCAGAACCAATACCCATATCTCTTATTTCATTTCCATATCTAGTTTCATATTCTTTTTTAACTAAATTAGCTATTTGCTGACCAACTTTACGATCTTCTTCTTCCGCAATTTTTACTAACTGTTTATATGTTTTTATTCCAACACTAACACTTTTCCACTTTTCATTTGATGCCATTTGATATACCCTTTCTAAGATATGATTAAAAAAACTATACACTATCCCACACGATATGGGAAGTATAATAAGTATAACGCTAAAAAAACAGAGTTTATGGGATTTAAATTTGATTCCAAATGGGAAGCAGAGCGTTATGGTCAGTTATCTTCTATGGTATTAGGTGGCGTAGTAAAAGATTTAGAACGTCAAGTTAAATATGATATTATAGTAAACGATCAAAAAATTTGCCGTTATATTGCAGATTTTGTTTACATATTAGTACATGAAAATGGCTCTGAAGAAAAAATTGTTGAAGATGCAAAAGGAGTGCAAACCTCTGATTTTAAACTAAAAAAGAAGTTAATGAAAGCTATTTTCGATATAGAAATAAAAATTTCTAAAAAAAGCACTTGACATTATTGTGGGAATTTCCCATATTAAGGTTTCCTAATAAAAAAAGAAAGCGAGGTGTCAAATGACAGAAGTCAAATATGTTGATCAATTTAATTTAGCTTTAACACAAGCTAGTTTAATGGATGAGCTAAAAGAAGCTCAAAAGAAAGTCCACGATTTTAATAAGTTTTTAGAAGATCGTTATCTTGAACAAGCCAAAGAAAAACTTCATGAAGAAGGTAAAGACTTTGGTACTGTTAATATTTTTGATGGTAACTCTAAAGTAAAAGTTGAGTTGCGTAAAAAAGTAGAGTGGGATCAAGAAAATCTCACTAAATTTCTTAACGAATTAACCCCAGAAGAAGCTAATCATTTAGCAAAATTTTCTATTTCTGTTTCAGAAGCTAAATTTACAAATGCTTTACCTACGATGCAGGAAAAGCTTAAAGAGTTTCGTACAGTTTCTTTGCAGGGTGTTAAAGTAACTTTTGAGGAGCAAGAGTAATGTTAAACATTATTTCAGCAGAAGATCGTTTAAAAGAGAAACGAGGTCATAAAATAGTAGTGTGCGGTCCTAGTGGTGTTGGTAAAACAACTCTTGTTCGCACACTTGATTCAGATAAAACTTTATTTATGGATTTAGAGGCAGGGGATGCGGCTATTGAAGGTTGGCCCATAGATGTTATACGTCCTAGAACATGGGCTGAATGTCGTGATTTTGCCTGTTATTTAGGTGGTGCAAATCCTGCCATAAATGAAGATCAAGTTTATTCAGAAGCACATTATGATTCCGTATGTCAAACATACGGAAATCCAAAAGAACTATTGGCAAAATATGATACAATTTTTGTAGACAGTATAACTGTTGCAGGAAGATTATGTTTTCAATGGTGTCAAAGTCAGCCAGATTGTAAAACGTCAAATGGCAGATTAGATACTCGTGCCGCGTATGGTATGCAAGGCAGAGAAATGATGGGATGGTTAACACATCTTCAACATATTAGAGATAAAAATGTTGTATTTGTTGGCATCCTTGATAGCAGGACAGACGATTTTGGTCGTCCTGTCCATGACCTTCAAATTGAAGGTTCTAAAACAGGTCGTGAACTTCCGGGTATTGTAGATGAGGTCATAACTATGGCAATTATGTCAGGGGATGAAAATAATCCTGCATATAGGGCATTTGTTTGTCATACATTAAATGAATGGTCTTACCCTGCAAAAGATAGATCGGGCAGATTAGATTTAATAGAAGAGCCACATCTTGGTAAACTATTACAAAAAATGTCTGGTAATAAACCTTTAAGTGATCGTCCACTTAATTTTGATTTAGCAAATAAAGAAAGTGAGGTAGATAAATAATGCTTGATTTTAATGAAATAAAACCCGATAGCAATTCGGGGGAATTTGAATTAATTCCAAATAATACAATTGCTCGTGCCGTTCTAACTTTACAGGGCGGTGACACACAAATACCAGAGTTTGGTCAAGGAAACTTTTTTAAGTCTAGCCAAACAGGTAAAAAAGCAAAATGGTTGCCACTAGAATTTACTATAGTTGGTGGCAATCACAATGGACGAAAAGTCTGGCATAGACTTTTTGTTGATGGCGATAAGATGAGTGAACGTAATGTTCCTATAGCAAAAGAAATTGGCTTGAGAACGATGCGTTTAATTATCGAAAGTTCTAGGGGTATCAATCCCGATGATAGTTCACCACAAGCCCAAGAGGGCAGACAGCTTAATAGTATTGAGCAATTAAGTGGTATGGAATTATGTATTAAGATTGGTATTGAGGAAGGAACTAATGGTTATGCAGATCGTAACAGATTAATTGCTCCTCTAACTCCTAATCAAACAGGTTACATTGCAGGAAGTGCTACTCCTAATGCGGCACCGTCCAACACTGCACCGCAACCTACTGTCAATCAATCTGACAACAATGTTCCAAGTTGGGCGAAATAACTTTAACTTTAAAGAAAGAGAGGTGTTAAATGCCAATTAAAAAAGAAGATAAATCAACAGGGTTAACTGTTGAACAATTAAAACAATCTGAAATTAAATTGAAGATTGTTGGTACGGGTCCTTTAATTTATAATTCAATGTCGCTCAAGGCTATGAGTACGTTATTTATGGGAGCCGCTAAAAAAACAGCCGCACAGAAGAAGGATATTAAGCACAATCCCGAAGAAGAATTTGTGGATAGTTGTTACGTCAATGGTCAAGACGGTACTTATCTTAGTTTTCCTTCTACAGGTATCAAGAGAGGTATGGCAACTTCTGCTCTTGAAACTGAAGGTGTGACTAAAGCAGGTATTAATCGTGGTATCTACGTTGTAGGTGAACATATTAATATTTGGGGAAGACCTTATATGAATATGTCTGTGGTTCGTTCTTCTGATATAAACAGAACTCCAGATATTCGTACTAGAGCTAAGTTACCTAGATGGTGTTCTGAGGTTACTATTCGATATATTAGTCCTACTTTTAGTCAATTAAATATTACTTCTCTTTTGACTAATGCAGGAACTTTATGTGGTCTTGGTGATTGGAGAATAGAAAAAGGTGGTCCTATGGGTGGCTATAAAATCAAGGAATCTTCAGACCAAAAACTTTGGGATGAGTTGACCAAAGAAGAAGGTGCTACTTGTCAAAAACTTGCTTTGGAAAATCCAGAGATTGAGTCACATGACAATACTAGTCATCAATTATACGAAGCAATGCAGGAAGAGAGAGCTAAAAGAGCCGATCTTCTGAAGGAAGTTGCATAGTATGGCAAAAAGATTTGGTAAGAAGGATCGTGAAAAGATAATTAACGATTACCTTAACCAGACAGGCAGGAACAGTTATGTTCCTGTCGAGTTTGTCGAGTGGCTACGAGAAAATCCAGATCATCCTGTTTATAAATTGTTCGGTTTTGACGATGATGCAAAGATGGCTTTAAAACATCGTATTCAGATGGCTAGACAATTTGCTACAGGTTGTAAAATTACAGTTCAATATAGGGATTTACCAACTGAAACAATAGATATATCTGACTCAATTACAGTTGTAGATGAAAAAGTTGTTCGGTTTCCTACATTTATTTCACCTATTGATAATCGTGCTCAAGGTGGTGGTTATCAAAAGTTTGATTTAAACAATCCAGAAGTTGTAGCTGAATTATGTCGTCAATCTTGTAGAGAATTAAAAGCATGGATTAATAGACATGAAGGTATCTGTACTTTAAAAGGTATTGATATTGAAACATTATCAGAAATTGCTGACTCATTAGAATCAGAAAGTGTGAAGAGTGAGGCTGTATAGCCTCACTTTTTTTAAGGCAGTTTACTTGGGGTGAGGTCCGCTTAGTTATGCTACGTTTTGGTGCGTCATGTTCAGCCTGTTTTGGTGTGTAGTGTTGAGGAGGGGTCAGTTCAGTTAGGTTATATTATGTTGGGTTTAGTTAAGGCAGTTCAGTCGGGGTTGGGTTTGCTTGGGTCAGTTCGGATCAGTTAAGTTGGGTTTGGTTAAGGCAGTTGAGTTTTGTTAGTCTGTGGATGGGAGGGGTGCGTTGTGTTGCGGTCCGTTTAGGCAGTTGAGTTGAGGTGGGGTCGGGTATTTAGAGGTGAGTTGTGTTAAGGCAGTTGTGGTTATGGTGAGGAGAGTTGCGTTCAGGTCAGTTGGTTTGCGTTGCGTTATGGCAGTTGGGGTGAGGTGCGATATGTTATGTTGGTGTGCGATAAGTTCAGGCAGTTCAGGTAAGTTGTGTAAAGCTGAGTTGTTTTATTCTGTGATCTGGTGAGTTAAACAGTGGTGAGTTAAGGCAGTTGAGTTGAGTTGTGTTATCTTGGGGAGAGGTGCGATTAGTTATGTTTAGGCGGTTTTGGTAAAAAATGGCTTTATATAAGAGCCTTTAGAGGGTTGTATTGACATATTCGTGTATGATTGTACCCTCTAAATATAAGATTTTTTGAGTTTCTAGCGTCAACACCTCGTATGTGCGTTAGGACTACGTTTGGGAAGTACGTAGGACGCAAAACTTCCCACATTATAGAAAGTGAGGTGCAAATGTTATTAAGACCGTATCAAGAAGTTGCAGTTGATTCTGCATCGGAAGCTTTAGACAAGCATGGCAATACTGTTGTTGTCGCTCCGACAGGTGCGGGTAAAACAATAATGTTATCATCTCTTATTGGCAAGCGTCATGGTTCAGGAAAAAATGTTCTGGTTCTTCAACACAGGGATGAGTTGGTTAACCAGAACATAGATAAGTTCCAGCGTGTTAACCCGAACATATCTACCAGCGTAGTGAATGCTGAACAAAAGGATTGGAATGGTGACACTGTATTTTCAATGGTGCAGACATTATCAAGACCGAACAATTTAGGAAATATGAAAAAAATAGATATGGTGGTTGTCGATGAAAGTCATCACATTGTTGCAGATACTTATACTCGCATTATTAATCATGCTAAAGAAGTTAATGACAAAGTTGAAATTGTTGGGTTCACTGCTACGCCTAATCGTGGGGATAAGAAGGGTTTGCGTGAAGTCTTCACCAATTGCTCCCATCAGATCGAAATATCAACACTCATTCGTGAAGGTTTTCTTGTCGCCCCAAGAACCTACGTCATTGATGTGGGTGTACGTTCTGAACTTCAAAATGTTCGGAAAACAGTGGTTGATTTTGATATGGATCAAGTAGCTCGTATTATGAATAAACGAGCAATCAATAAAAGAGTTGTTGATGAATGGAAAGCAAAGGCATCAGATCGTAAAACAGTTGTATTTTGTTCTACTGTAGCTCACGCAGAAGATTTATGTGAAGAATTTGTTGGACAAGATGTTAGGGCAGAGGTTGTTACTGGCGAAACAGATAAAAATGTTCGGGCTAGTATTTTAAATGATTTAGCAAATGGAGATGTGCAAGTTGTAGTTAATGTAGCTGTATTAACAGAAGGCTTTGATGCACCGCCTGTATCCTGTATTATTTTAACCAGACCATGTTCATATAAAGCAACAATGGTACAGATGATTGGTCGAGGTCTTAGGACTATTGATCAAGATGAATACCCGAACATTATTAAAACTGATTGTGTTGTGCTGGACTTTGGAACCTCTGTATTAACACACGGTTCATTAGAAGATGATGTTAACCTTGAAGGATCAGAATCGCCATTACAAGGTCAAGCACCAGAGAAGGTTTGCCCAGAATGTAAATCTGTTGTTCCTTTAAGTGTTCGTGAATGTCCTATGTGTGGATATGAGTTTGGTAAAAACCAAGACACAGACTTAGAAGAATTTAATATGACAGAGATTGATCTGATTGACCGCTCTCCTTTCAGGTGGATGGATTTGTTCGGTACGGGTAAATGTCTATCAGCGACAGGGTTTAATGGTTTTGCATTGGTAGCAGATTTAGGAGATTTATCCTGTGGCATTGTAAAGCGTTCTGGTGGAAAATTAAGAATGGTTAGTATTGGAACTAAGCAACAGGCAATTGCGTCTGCTGACGACTTTCTAAGAGAGATTGAAGATAGTAATAGTGCTAAGAAAGGTCGTAGATGGCTTAATGAAAGAATTAGTGATAAGCAAAAAGAAATGTTAGCTAGATCAGGTATTTTTGTATCAGGATTTGATTTTTCTTGGACTAAATATAGAGGTGCTTGTTATTTAAACTACTTGTGGAATAAAGATAGAATTGATGCAATGATTAATAATGTGATTAAAAAGGATGTAGCTTAATGGCTCAAGTAGAAATTAAAATGATTTTAAATACAACAGAAGGAGTAAAAAATATAGATTTTTTTACTTCAGTGGAAGGTGTTTTCTTAAATGAAGATGATGTAGTAGATAAAATAGGTAACATAATAGAAAAAAAAGTTTTAGAAAATGATATTGTTGCCGAAAGTGGGTATGCGATTGCTTTACATGAAAATGAAGAATTGTTTACTATGACATTTATGAAAACGGATTTAGGGGAGATGGAAAAATGGGTGAAAATGAAGGAAATGACCAACCAGACGATACATTAAGAAAAGTCGGAAAATTGTTCGGGCAAATAGGCTGGAACAAAAAGTTTACAGAACTGGACGAACAAGATGTGTTATATTTGGTTATGGCTATACAACAAATGGAGAAATTAGAAGATGCAGACAAACTTATCGAAACTTATCTGGCAGCAATCTGGCTCAAATTCAATATCGGGGATAAAGAAGCAAAATTCCCATTCGGAAAAAATGTACAAAATGATACAGGAAAAAGTTGATGAAGCAATAAGAGAAAATAACAGGAAACAAAAGAAAAGAACTTATCTTGGTGCTTCTTCTTTAGGTGATGCTTGCTCTCGTAAAATACAATATAGGTATATGAATCAAAAGCCAGATAGGGAAAGTGAATTTAGTGCTAAGTTATTAAGAATATTCCAGTTTGGTCATGCGATTGAAGATATGGCTCACGGGTGGTTAATAAAAGCAGGTTTTGATTTAAAAAGTACAGATAAAAATGGCGAACAATTTGGTTTTTCTATCGCAGAAGATCAAGTAAAAGGACATATAGATGGTGTTATCTGTGGTGGCCCTGATGAACTGAAATACCCAATGCTTTGGGAATGTAAGTCAGCGAATGACAGGAGCTTCAATGAATTTGTTCGGAAAGGTGTAAAAGAAGTTAATTTAACCTACGCTTCACAAGTTGCTTTGTATCAGGCTTACATGAATTTGACAGATAACCCTGCGTTGTTTACTGTTGTTAATAAGAATACTTGTGAAATTTATTATGAGTTAGTACCTTTTGATAAAATGTTAGCTCAAAAAACAAGTGATAAAGCTGCTGAGATTTTAACAGCAGTTAAGCATAGTGAAGTTTTACCCAGAGTTGCAGTCAATTCTGATTATTTTATGTGTAAGAGGTGTGAATTTAAAAATAGTTGTTGGGAAAAACCCGAACA